GCCGATTCGCCCTCCGAGCGCCATAAAATACTTATGTCAAGCCCCTCATCACGTTTTGTTACAGTCGTGTAACATTCGATCAACTTCTATAGGAATACGCTTGACTTATTCGTGGGACCCTCCGAATCACTAAGGCTTCATGTTCCCATGCCGCGCTACCACTATAGTCTCCAACATAAAAAAAAAATAATCAGAGGTTCTTACATGCGTCAATTTGTCACGGAGGGGGTGTATAAGTTGCTATGCAACAAGTCTTATTCTTACTTGACATGGAGTCATGATCTTGCGACACGACCTGCGCTACCCACTATAGATAGGGTCAAGTCCCTCATGCGACAATAAATATAAAAGAAAGATCCCTTAGTTATCAGTCATGTATAAAATAGTTCATTTAGCCTTGTTGACTTTCGTCAAAATCCGACCTTATACATATATGAAGGTTCCTACTATAGTTTCTCACTTAATATATTTATAACTAATATGTATATATAACATAGTGATTGAGACGTACGTATAGTACTATAGTAGTTCCTAATAATTCCTCAACCATGACGAACCCTTCCAAATGTCGTATATACATAAAGTGATGGTCATGCCGATGGGGTACTTTATTACTATTAGAGAGAAGTGATGATATGTCGATCCCTAAGAAACCATATAGCGAGATCATAGCAAAGAAGGTACGTATGGACACCAGGAATGGTGTACTTGTAAAAGACACTATAGGGTCTATACAGAAGTATCAAAATGCACCATCCAGTACTTCTACCTTCTACAAGTTGTATGGGTCGATCATATCAGAGACTAAAGCTGAGATCGTTGGGGCTATTGGTTCTGTCGTGGTACAGCAGGCTCTCGACGGAGACTTCAAGTCCCAAGAGTTCTACCTACGTTCTAAGGGTGGTTGGTCTCCCAACAGTACACTCAATGAGGTGGAACAAACGCAAGACCCAGATACAGACGAGAGTGCTATCGACAGTCTACTGGGTCTACTAGGAAAGAACACAGATCCCGATGAAACGATCAACTGCAACTGCGAAAACGGTGAGTGTAACTGCTGATGATCTAAGATCGTTACCAGATGCAGAAGTCTTAGATATACTCCGTAAACTTGGTCCTGCTAAATCAGAAGAGCTAAGGTATGACTGGAACTTCTGGGCTAGACCTGAGCAACTAGAGCCTAAGGGTGACTGGTCAACTTGGTTAGCTCTTGCTGGTCGTGGTTGGGGTAAGACTAGGGCTGGATCTGAATGGGTACGTCACCGCATTAAGAAGGGTGATAAGATAGTTCATTGTGTCGCGCCTACTAAGGGCGATGTTAGACGAGTTATGGTAGAAGGCGACAGTGGACTACTTAATGTCTGCTGGAAGGGTGATGAAACCTATCGTGGTAAACACTTAGGCTTTCCTACCTGGTCACCAACAAACAATACACTAACATGGGAGAATGGAGCTAAGGCTGTTTTCTTCTCCGCAGAAGATCCAGAGCGTCTTCGTGGTCCACAAGCATTTAGCGCATGGACTGACGAACTTTGCGCCTGGAACCACGCTCAAGAGACTTGGGACATGCTTATGTTTGGTCTGCGTCTAGGACGTAAGCCACAAGTCTTTGTGACAACAACCCCTAAAACAACTAAGCTGCTAAGAACTATTATCGCTGATGAGAAAACTCTTGTTAGTAAGGGTAGTACGTTTGATAACGCGGCTAACTTAGCTGACTCCTTTATTGAAGCGGTTAGGAAGACCTACGAAGGCACACGTCTTGGTAGGCAAGAGTTATATGCAGAAGTATTAGATGAAGCGTCAGGTGCGCTCTGGAATAGGAACCTGTTACATACTTGTGAGATAGACCAGGACGATGTTCCTCAGTTGTCTCGCCTCATTGTGTCGATTGACCCTGCTATTAGCGCCAATGCTGAGAGTGATATGACGGGTATAATTGTCGCTGGGATAGATGTAAACGGAATAGCCTACGTACTAGAGGATCACACTGGACGCTACACACCTCAACAATGGGCTGCTAAAGCCATTGAACTATATCACAAGCACATGGCAGACCGTATCGTTGCGGAGAAGAACCAGGGTGGTGATATGGTCCGACATACTCTGCATACCGAAGATGAAACCGTTCCTGTGAAACTCGTACACGCAAGTAGGGGTAAGATGGCACGGGCTGAACCTGTCTCTGCACTATATGAGCAAGGTAAGGTTAAACACGTCAAGGGACTAAACGACTTAGAGGATCAGATGGTACAGTGGGAACCTTTAGGGTCCACAGGCTCACCAGACCGTCTTGATGCTATGGTATGGGCTATAACGGACCTCTCACTGAATGGGTATGCAAAACCACAGTTAGTTCTGGCATACAGCAACGCTAAAGGCTTGAAGTAAAATGGTAAAGAAACTTTCACCCACGGAATCCACGGCTACTCTAGGTGTCGCTGGACAGAACACATATAACGGACAGATCCGTGCAGATGAGTTTCTACCTGAGCTTCGCGGCAAGAAGGCTATTCGTAAGTATCGTGAGATGCGAGACAACGATAGCACTATTGGCGCGGTAATGTATGCAACAGAACAAGTATTACGTGACGTAGACTTAAAGGTGTATGCCTGTAACGACACACCAGAAGCAAAGAAGGAAGCAGAGTTTGTTCAGAGCGTTCTTGATGACATGGACCACAGCCTTGACGATCATGTGGCTGAGGCTCTATCCTGTTTATCTTACGGCTTCGCTTGGTTTGAAGTTGTATATAAACGGCGTGTTGGACCCACTCAAACTAATGAGAAGAAGCGTTCAAAGTACACTGACGGACGTATGGGTGTTCGTAAGATCGCAATGCGAGCGCCTTGGACGGTATCTAGGTTTGATGTAGATGCTAAGACTGGTGATGTAAATGGTATGTACCAGGACGTTGGGTACGGCGGTACATCTAAGCACTACATCCCTGCTAGAAAGAGTTTGTATTATCGTACTACATCTATTAATGGTGACCCTTCTGGTCGTTCTATTCTTCGTAACGCTTATACTAGCTACGAGTATCTTAACAATCTTCAAGCTATCGAAGCTATCGCGGTTGAGCGTGAGTTGGCTGGTATCCCTGTCGCTCGTATCCCTTCTGAGTATCTCAGTAGTGATGCCACACCAGCGCAAACAGGATTTGTACGTAACCTTCAAGAAATTCTTCGGGATGTTAAGTTCAACGAGCAAGGATACATTATTACTCCTTCCGACACCTATCCCGATAAAGATGGAAGTCCTACCAACATCCGATTAGTGGATGTAGAACTTATGTCTTCAAGTGGTTCCAGGAATATCGACATAGACCCTATTGTTCGTCGTTATCAACACGACATTGCTAGGAGCGTCTTGTCTGAGTTCCTGATGCTTGGTAGTCAGGGCGGTTCATACGCCTTGTCGAAGAGCAAGACAGACCTGTTCCTCCGTGCGCTTGAGAGTTACGTACAACAGATCGTTGACGTGCTTAACAAGCAGCTAGTCGAAAGACTATGGCAGTTGAACGGTCTGGACTATTCGCTGATGCCAACTATTAAAGCTGGCGATGTGGCACCGCATGATCTTCGTGAGATTGCAGGGTTCCTGCGTAACCTTAACGGCGCAGATATTAACGTCAGTAATCACCCAGAGGTTATACAAAACCTTATGGATATCGCTGAATTAAATTATGACCCTAATGGGGCTACAGAAACAGAAGAGCCAGACGAAGCTCTCGAAGAACAACAGGAAACTGAATAATGGCATATCTTAATGATCGCGTTTTCGATGAGGGTCTATCTATCCTCGACTTGGAAGCTAACGCAGTACACGTAACCTCAGCAGAAGCTACTACCTACGCAGAGGCTACATCGACCTACACACTTGGTCTTTCAAGCTCACTTTCCATTGCTGCCCCATCAGATCGTACTGGTGGTGGACGTAAGGTTGCAGTATCAGCTATCTCTGACGGTGACATCACAGGCACAGGCACTGTTACTCACTACGCTCTTGTCGATACAGCAAACTCTCGCTTGTTGGCTACAGCTGCACTTACAGCCTCTCAGTCAGTAACAAACGGTAACACATTTACCTTGGCTACATTTGACATCGGCATCCCTGATCCAGCGTAAGGAATAAACTATGGCACTTGTTATTAAAGATCGTGTAAAGGAAACTACCACAACTACAGGTACTGGAACTTACACTCTAGCAGGTGCCGAAGTTGGTTTCCAATCGTTCTCCGCTATTGGGGATGGCAACACTACTTACTACTCCGTTACCAACACAGCTGGTAATTGGGAAGTAGGTATTGGTACGTACACTGCCTCTGGAACCACTTTGGCACGTACAACTATTTTGTCATCCTCCAACAGCAACAACGCAGTTAACTGGATAGCTGGTGAGAAACTGATATTTGTCACCCAGCCCTCCTCAAAGGCATCCTACTTAGATGCAAGCGGTAACCTAAACTTATCTGGCGGCACAGTAGACGGACGTGATGTAGCGACTGATGGAGTTACAGCAGACAACGCTTTACCTAAAGCTGGTGGGCAAATGACAGGCAACATTACTATGTCTGGTTCTCAAACTGTTGATGGTCGTGATTTATCCGCAGATGGCACTAAGATAGATTTTATCTCTGTTACACAAGCAGTTAACCTAGATGAAATGGAAGCTGACTTAGCGGCTCTTGCTAATGGTATGGTATATAAGGGTGATTGGGCTGCTAATTCTGGTAGTTTCCCTGGCTCTGGCGTGGCGCAAACTGGTTGGTTTTATTATGTTACTGTAGCGGGAACTGTTAATAGTGTCTCTTTCAATGTTGGCGATAACATTGTTGCAATTACAGATAACGCTTCCTCCACTACTTTCGCAGGTAATTGGTCTAAGCACGACAATACAGCCGCAGTACAATCAGTTGTAGGTTTAATCGGCGCTATAACTAAAACCTCACTACTAACTGCGTTAAATGTAGAAGACGGGGCAGATGTAACAGATACAACTAATGTAACAGCCGCTGGTGCTGTTATGGATAGTGAAGTTACTAACCTTGCTCAAGTAAAAGCGTTTGATAGTACGGACTACGCCACATCTACACAAGGTACTACTGCTGATAATGCTATACCTAAAGCTGGCGGAACTATGACAGGTACACTTAACGTACCTACTGTAGACTTTGGAGATTGGACTATCACAGAAAGTGGTGGCTCAATGTACTTTGCCTATCAAGGAACTAACAAGCTAAAGCTAGACAGCAGTGGTACACTGTCCGTAACTAACGATCTGCAAGCAGACCAAACTATCACATAATAATAATAATAATAAGCTAATAGTGGGAACGCGAAGATGGCAGTAAAAGTAAACGGCACCGAAGTAATAGACGACAGCAGGAACGTAACTAACGTAGGTACTGTTGACGGACGTAATGTATCCAGTGATGGCACTAAACTTGATGGTGTCGCTGCTAATGCTGATGTTACTTCTACTGCACTGCCAGCTGCCCTCACAGGTCTATCTACTAACGCATCTCCTGCCTCTGATGATATTATTCCTATCTACGACACCTCTACCTCAACCTGGAAGAAAGCTACAGTTACAGCTTCTGCATTGCAGGGGGTCAAAGGTCAGAAGGGTGAAGTCGGAGCTAATGGTACCGCTGGTACTACTGGTGCTAAGGGTCAAAAGGGTGAAGTCGGAGTAACAGGTAATACTGGCTCAACGGGTTCTACTGGTTTAACTGGCTCAACTGGCGACAAGGGCCAGAAGGGTGAAGTTGGCGTAACTGGTACAACTGGTTCTAAGGGACAAAAAGGCGAAGTCGGCGCTCAAGGTATCCAAGGCATAACTGGTACTACTGGGTCCACTGGCACGACAGGATCTAAAGGCCAAAAGGGCGAGATAGGAACTACAGGCTCTCAGGGCATCCAGGGTATTCAAGGTATAACAGGTAATACTGGTTCCACTGGTACCACTGGCTCTAAGGGTCAGAAGGGCGAAGTTGGGGCTGGCGGCGCTACAGGCACAACTGGTGCTAAGGGTCAAAAGGGTGAGGTTGGCGTAACTGGCTCACAGGGTATACAAGGTATCCAGGGCATACAAGGAGCTACAGGCTCGACAGGCTCAACTGGTACCACTGGTGCTAAGGGTCAAAAGGGTGAGGTCGGTACTACTGGTTCAACAGGTTCGCAGGGCATCCAAGGTATCCAAGGCGTAACTGGTAATACAGGTTCCACAGGATCTACAGGTTTAACTGGCGCTAAGGGACAAAAAGGTCAGACTGGTAATACTGGTTCAACAGGTACCACTGGTACCACTGGTCAAAAGGGACAAAAGGGTGAAGTCGGAGTAACAGGTAATACAGGTACCACTGGTCAAAAGGGCCAAAAGGGTGAGGTCGGTACTACTGGTACTACTGGTTCAACTGGTTCAACTGGTTCCGCTGGTGCTAAAGGACAAAAAGGTGAAGTTGGTCTTAGTACAACCCTTGCTGCTGTTGGAACTTATGCTTTTATGTTTAGCACATCAAGTAATAGTACTGGCTTGCAGGCTAATTCTACTTATGCTGGCTCTGGTTTGCGATACAGTGGCTACACCAGCTCCTATATCTATGACGGGAACCTTTATTCATACGGCAACAGCGCCCCCGCAGCACCAGCAGGTACATGGAGAGCTATGGGACATGCTCGGGATAGCCGTTATAGCCGTTATAATGCAACATTGTTCGCAAGGATATCCTAATGAGGTTAACAATAACAGAAGTCCGTAATGCGGCATCGCTGCAAACTGACAACCTTCGTATGAACGTAGAGATTAACCACCCAAACTACGGCTGGATACCTTACACAGTAGACCCAGTTGACACTGACACAACCATCGACAACGAGGCAGTGTTAAATATCATCGGCACAGACTTTGCAGCCTACGTTGCCCCTACTCAAGCAGAGCTAGACGCAGATACAGCCGCACAGGTACGCAGTGAACGTGACAGAATCCTAGCAACAGTCGTTGACCCTCTGGTATCCAACCCTCTCCGCTGGTCTGACCTAACGTCTGATAATCAGGCTGAGTGGCCTAGATACAGGACAGCACTTCTGAATGTTCCACAGCAAGCTGGCTTTCCACATAGTGTGATATGGCCTACACAACCAGAATGATAATCTACCAAATCTCTCTTCACGGATCAGCCTACGATGCTAGGGGTAAGACATGGCCCCAGGTTACGTCTGAGACTGGATGTAAGCCCCGTACAGAGTGGTTAGACCCTGTTCATGACAGACCATTGCTAATAGGTGAGTTTGGATGCTCAGTAAGCCATTTACGGGTGTGGGAAGAGATAGCTTCAAGTGACCTTAATGGTATCATACTTGAGGAAGATGCTACATTCCACTCTATCAATCCCAACCATGTGGATCACTTACTAGAGAGTTACGATAGTGTTTGGCTAGGATACCGTTGGAATGATATGGGCTACTGGTATAATTGCCACGCCTATGCCATCACACCAGACACAGCTAGACTACTCATAGAGGACTTTTGGCATCAGATCATTCCCGCAGATGAGTGGGTGCCAATGAAGCTCAAAGACAAGCGTAACTACTTCTACCCCGAAGAGGTTGTTAAGCAAATCCCACGGTCAACCCGACCAAGCACCATTGAGGATACACAAATGATACCCGAAGATAAAAGTAATATGCACATCTTAGCAGTAGGGACAGACGACACTAAGTGTTGGGCTTTGAACCAGTCAGCTAAGAGCTACGGAGTAGATGTACTTAACTTGGGCATCGGAAGTGATGCCTTCGATATGACTGGTTTTGGCGGTATGCCTAAGATCAAGTTAGTTAAGGAACACTTAAAGAGTTTGCCTGGTAATGACATTGTGTTGTTCATGGATGGTTATGACACCTTCTTTGCAGACAACCTGTCAACTATACGAGAACGCTTTCTTGGCTTTAACGTAGACATTCTATTTAGCGCAGAAGAGACTTGCTGGCCCCTTACTGACAATGACTTCTTTCAATCTCGTTGGAAGGACGAAGGTACACCATACAAGTACCTTAATAGCGGTCTTTACATCGGACGGGTTGAGGCTTTGTTAGCCTTCCTTGAGTTAAACGAGAAGATGAGCGACAATGGTGACGATCAGCTATTCTGCCAGATCCGTTTTCTGTCGCGGGGGGATAACAAATTCCCTTACAGCATAACACTAGACTACGAAGCATACATCTTCCAGAACCATGACCCAAGCGTAAGGGTTGTCAATGGTCAGTTGTGGAACGACAGGACAAGCTGTTGCGGCTGCATCTATCACGGTAATGGTGGAGACGATGCCAAAGACCTGTTTGTCGAAATGGCAGGTAAGTTTGGCTACCACGAACAATTAACCTCTCCCCCAGTTAATAAGCTGGACTACAAGGAAGTAGCTCAAGACGTACTTGTTACCCCTTTCCTATCGGAGAGCCAGTGTAGTAACTTGATCTATAAGTCTGAGGAACTTGGTAACTGGGGACAGCTAGACGGTGATAAGTTTCCTGCACAAGAGATAAGGCTTAAAGAGTTAGGTCTCTGGCGAGACTACGAGATGATGTGGAAGGACAACCTATTTAAGATCTGTGAGCAACACTGGAAGCCAGTGGAATACATGGGACTACGTGATGCCTTTGCTATGCGTTACGCTATGGACACACAGACCTCTCTAGGCTTTCACACGGATGCTTCTCTTATCACTGGTAGCGTTAAGCTAAACGACAACTATGAAGGTGCTACTCTCTACTTCCCGAAGCAAGAGTTTAACAACAACGATGTTCCTGTCGGAAGCTGCATATTGTTCCCAGGACAAGTTACTCACGGTCACTATGTAGATGAGCTACAGTCTGGGGTTAAATACTCACTTACTATGTGGACATCCCGTTATGTGGGTGATGAAAATAGTTAAACGATTTATTGAGATAGGTTCGGCTGACTTTGATACTTGCTTGCCTCTAGCTAAGGCAGGTTGGCAGGGAATTTCCGTTGAACCCGTTCCTTACCTTTACGACAGAGTAAAGAAACAATATGAAGGCCATACTGTAGAGGTCTTAAATTGTGCAATCTCTGATATGAAGGGTTCCGTTAAGATGGCGGTAGGTCTTGATGAGGGGTGGCTATCTGGTTGCTCCCACGTTATTTCAGACAACCATATTGGATACAAGCTCAGTACTCACCCAGATAATGTAAACAACTTCAAGCAAACTATTACTGTTGACTGCATGACGTTGGACGACTTGCTTATCAGTATTCCATCAGACCAGCAAATTGACCTTATGAAGATAGATACAGAAGGACATGAGTTGAATATACTCATGAACTACTCTTTCCGAATAAAACCCCGCTTTATGAAGATTGAACATAAGCATGTTGATGATACTTTGCTGGTAAGGAAACTTGAGGAAAATGGTTATATGGTCTGGACCGAAAAAGATGACATATACGGTATAGTCTAAGGAGCAATAAATGTTTGGAACCAGCCCTTTTGCAGCCGCTACCTTCGCAGGTGCTGGCGGCGAAGAATACGAACTAACAGCTGGTGCCATTACTACTGGTGCGGCGAGTGTCCCCGCTAACTCTATGTCTGAGGAAGAAACTCTAGGTGCATTGTTTGTGCTGTCTGGTGTTCCTACTTTAGGTACTAGCGGTTTCGACCAGGGACAAACACTTTCCGCCCCAGCATTAGACTTAGGTGTACCAACACTTGATACAGCATTATTCCACGAAGAAGGGACATTTTCCACTGGTGAGCTAACCTCCTCTGCCTTTATCCTAGACACAACAACATTTACCGAAGTACATGATATATTCCCTGGTTCCATTTTGTCTGGTGTACCAGTTAATGATACCTCTGCATTTAACCAAGACCAGAAGATTGACGCTCCTGCACTAGACACTGGCGCTGTTGTCGTTGACGACATACCTATGTCAGAGGAAGAGACACTATCTGCTAATGGCATAGTCACAGGTACACCATCCACACCTAGCGCAGACATCACAGAGAACAATACACTCTCTAGTGCAGACTTAGATACAGGTAATGTAGACCTACCAGACATACCTATGTCAGAGGAAGAGACATTTTCCACTGGTGACCTAGTTACAGGGAACCCAATACCTAGCGCCACAGGATTCAACCAAGACCAGACGTTTGAGCCTAACGCATTGGATACAGGTGCAGTAGACCTTCCCGCTAACAGTATGTCAGAGGAAGAGACCTTTACAGCTAGGGATATCATAACCGATACTCCATCTACACCTAGCGCAGACTTCGTTGAGGACAATAAACTATCTTCTCCAAACATAGATACTGGTGCAGTAGAGCTTCCAGACATACCTATGTCAGAGGAAGAGAGCTTCTTTGCTAATGAGTTAGTTACAGGGGCTGTAGAGCTACCAGCTATCTCAATGTCGGAAGAAGAGACACTTTCTACTGGTGACCTCTACACTGGCGCAGTAATAATAGATATAGCTCCGTTCTTCCAGACACAAGTTCTTACTCCTGTCGGAATAACTACTCCACCGCCAATCGTTCCTCCTGTCATTAAGTATGGTGACCACCTCTTCTACATGGAACCTTTGTGGACTGGCGCACCTGTTCTTGGTAGCCCATACTGGAACCCCACTTTAGCTAGGGTAGTTAATATAGCAAACAATCGCATAGGAACCAAGACTGGGGTTAGGGACGGTAACTCAGTCAGGTTCGGCAGCAACAATAATGTTAAGGTAGGCTAATGGCTTTCAGAATAAAAACAAACGACACTTCACCTAAGCTGGCTGTTACCCTTGAGGATGCAAATGGTAATGGTATTCCCTTAGCTGGCGCAACTGCCCGTTTTCATATGAAAGCCTTTGGTGCGACCACCCTCAAGATAGATCAACCAGTTACTATCACAGATGATGTTAAGGGTATCGTAGAGTACACCTGGGTAGTTGGCGACACAGACACAGCTGGAACTTACTACGGTGAGATAGAAGTTATTTACGGTGACGCCACGGTAGAGACCTTCCCTAACAATGGGTACTTTACCATCATCATAAGGGAGGACTTAGATTAATGGCAGATGAGTTTGACATTAATAAATTGCCCTCAGAGGAAGAAGTTAACAAGGCTGAAAAGCCATTGAACAAACCCTTTCGTCTCCCTAAAGGCTCAAGTAAGAAGTTTGGTGTCTACGTCAAAGATGGCGACAAGACAAAGAAGGTTACTTTCGGTGATCCTAACATGGAGATCCGCAGAGACGACCCTAAAGCTAGAGCTAACTTTCGTAGCCGACACTCATGTGACACGGCAAAAGACAAAACCTCAGCACGTTATTGGTCGTGCAGAATGTGGAGTGGTAGTACCGTGGGTAGTATAACTAAAGATATAACAGGCCAGATCTTAAAGGCCGACGAAGAACAACGCATGGTCTATGGCTGGGCCTCTGTAGTAACTGAAAAAGGTGAACCAGTGATTGACCGCCAGGGCGATGTAATAACACCTGACACGCTAGTACGTGCCGTGAATAAGTTCATGGAGCATGTTCGTGTAGGTAAAGAGATGCACAAGGGTGATCAAATTGGGGCCGTTATACACTCCATGCCTATCACAAAAGAGATTGGTGAATCCCTTGGCATACAGAGTGACCGTGAGGGTTGGATTGTCGCGTTTAAAGTATATAACGATGACGTTTGGGCCAAGGTCAAGTCTGGTGAACTAGCTGCATTTAGTATTGGCGGCAGAGCAATGAAGGAAGAGTTATAATGGCTAACCTTTTAATGGAGCTTGAGTTAGATGAACTGTCATTAGTTGATCGCCCAGCCAATGCACAAGCAATGGTATCACTGTTCAAGCGTGACAACTCCAACGGAGATAATATGGAAAACGAAGTAGAAACAACAGAGAAAATGTCTGATGACATGATGGCTAAACTCAAGCCTTACATGGACAAGGGTATGTCAGAAGAAGAGGCCACTAAGGCATACAACTTCGACATGAAGAAGGCAGACGATGTTGAAGCTGTAGAAGAGATCAACCCTCTTGCAGAAGAAGTAGAACGCCTCAAAGCTGAGAACCAACATCTCCGCAAGGGTTTGATCGACAACGGGTACGTTATCCGTGCTGAGTCAATCGAGAAGAAAGCCCCAGAAGAGTTTGTCGAGTACGATGGTGAGAGCATCAACAAAGCTGACATTCCTGCTGTGATCCTCAAGGCTCTTGAAGCTGCTGAGATTGCTAAAGCAGATGCAGAGCTAACAGCTAAAGCGGAAGAAGCCCTTCCTAACTTTGATGCTGCGACAGCTAAAGAATTAGTTAAGTCTTTCGAGACTAACGAAGAAGTCATGGGTGTATTGAAAGCGGCTGATAAGGCGTTTGGCACATCAATGGAAGAAGTAGGCAAGGCCGATGTTGACGGAAACTTCACTACCGCAACTGATAAACTTGATGCACTTGTAAAGTCCTTCATGGACACCAACTCAATGAAAAAGAGTGACTACGCTAAAGCATACGCTGCCGTAGCAAAGACCGACGAAGGTAAAGCTCTAATCACTAAATCCTACAAAGGGGAATAATCATGGCTGTTATGCAATCACGCGACAACCGCACTTTCGTTGCAGGGGAAGACCTCTCCGCAGCACAATTTAAATTCGTAACGCTTGAGTCGGACGGTCAAGTAGACCTTGCTGACTCCGCTGGTGAGAACGCTATCGGCGTCTGCATCGTAGGCGCAGGCTCAGGTAAAGCAGTTACAGTAACTGTTGGTGGCTCTGTCATGGTAGAAGCTGGTGGCTCAATCAACGCTGGCGCTCAAATTCAATGTGGTGCTGATGCTACTGCACTGACCGCTGCCGCTGGCGATGTTGTCATGGGTTACGCCCGTGAAGCTGCCGTAGACGGACAGATCATCGAAATGGAACTGATCCAGGGCGGCAACGTAGTCCCAGCCTAACCCAGCATTTAAAGGAATATCATAATGCCACTATTGACACCATCATCGGTCCATCTGGACCAACCCTTGACAAACCTCACTATTGCGTATGTTCAAGACCAATCTAACTTTATCGCGGATAGCGTATTTCCAACAGTTGGCGTAGAACGTCAGTCTGACAAATACTACATCTATGACCGCGCCAACATGAACCGTTCTGGCGATGTTAAAGTTCTTGCTCCACGCACAGAAGTTAACCGCATCGGACAGTCAGTCTCCAATGCTGCTTACTACGCTGAGGTGCGCGGTTTGGCAATGGACTTCGACCAACAGACTTTGGCAAACGAAGATGCAGCTTTGGACATCCGTTCAGCTGGCGCACAGACATTGACAACTCGTTTGTTGATTGACCGTGAAGAGCAGTTTGCTGACACCTTCTTCAAGACTGGCGTATGGGGTACTGAATCTACTCCTGGCAACTTGTGGTCAGACTACACTAACTCTACACCTATCCAAGATGTGACAACCGCTCGTCGCACCATGCAACTCAAGTCTGGCGGTTTCAAGCCAAACACAATGGTTGTCGGTAAAGAAGTTCGTGACATCCTGATCAACCACCCTAAGATCCTGGCACGTTTGAATGGCGGTTCAACCGTATCAAACCCAGCTTTGATCACAGATGCTAAATTGGCAGAGATCTTTGAAGTAGAGAACTTCTACATCATGGAAGCTGTTAAGAACTCTTCTGTAGAAGGTGTAGCAGAATCTAACGCCTTTATCGGTGGTAAACATGCTCTCTTGGTACACGGCCCACGCAATGCAGGTCTCATGACCCCAGCTGCTGGTCTTACCTTCGCTTGGAACAATGTACCAGGCACAAACAACCTGGGCATCACAGTTGAATCGTTCTCCGACGATGGCTTGAAGCGTTTGCAGGTTGCAGAGCAGATCCAAGTTAAAATGGCCTATGACATGAAAGTCACTGGCACAGATTTAGGTTACTTCTTCTTAGACGTAGTAGCTTAAACAACTAAGGTGGGGGCTTTAGTGGTCCCCACCTCTTTCACATGAGGAACCCCGACTATGACACCCTTTCAATATGACAGACCCGTATTCGTAAAAGTCCCATTCAATGGCGGTAAGCGTGACTGGAAGCGACAAGAACATTTCCCTTGGAGAGAGCTATCAGTAGATAGGATATCTGTCGAGGCGCTATATAATAATGAATACCTCTACCACAACGAAGAGCTTGAAGTACAGGCTAAGGTCGGTGATGGACTAGAGGCTCTTGATGTCGAGGCACTATCTAAAGTAGTAGCAGCCATCAATGAGAAGGTTAAAGCAAAGACTTCTTCACAAGCTGACTATGACCGTAAGAAGTGTAAACAATCTAGGATAGTAGATAAGCAACGCGGTTTGATCCGTAGTTGGCGCAGAACACATGGACAGTTGGAGAACGACTAATGGCTTGGAGCTACGACGAAGGCAACCTTAACACAGATAATGCTCTAGGGCGTTTGAACGCTGTTAGGTTATTAATTGGTGACACAGACACCTTTGACCAACAAGTGCAGGATGAGGAAATAACCTTCGGCCTAGCTCAAGCTAATACTAACGTATATACTGCGGGGGCTTGGCTCTGTCGAGTACTGGCAGCTAAGTACTCTCGTAGTGTTGATAGTGAACTTAGCGGTGCGCTTAAAGAGAGTGGGTCTCAACTAAAGGCTCACTACACTTCACTAGCAGACACACTAGAGTATCAGGCTCAGAAGCAGGGTGGACTTGGTGTTGTTGCTGGTGGTATCATAGTATCAACTGTAGACGCTGTAAGATCTAACACTAACCGTGTAAGACCTGAGTTTACCAAAGACCAATTTAAGATCGACGAAGCACAATTTAAATACGATTAAGGACGGGTCATGAGAGCGTATAACTTACTTAAACTCACTCAGCGTTATGGTTCGCCACTCACGCTCGTAAAGACTACCACAGGTGCTTACGATCCATCTACTGGCTCTGCTGCGACAACAACCAAGAACTATATCTTCACGGGTTATCTGTTCAACTCAGAAGAGGGTATTCTGCTTGATGATATTAGACGCGGTACAAGTAAATGTGTTATTCCTGCACTTAACCTGGGGGTCGTCCCTGACGATGGTGATCAAGTTACTGGACTTGGTGATACTAAGAACATAAATAGAGTACAGACCTACTACTCTGATGGTGTCGCTATCTGTTATGTCTGCGAGGTAGCTGAGTAATGGCTAGAGGTGGATTTAAAGTAAATAAGAGCGCCCTAACAGCAGAGTTCAATAAGATAAGGGACTTTGCAGAACTAGAGGCTAAGTCTTTCACTAATGATATAGCTGATGATGCTATTAGGTTCTCCATTAACTTCGTAGATACTGGGGCCTACATTACCTCCTTCTCATTTTCCACTGGTAGCGGTAGACCAAGAGGTGTAACATCCCGAAGGAAACAACGCAATCAACCCGCTGGTCAAAAGGCTGCGGAGGGAAGAGACCTCTTAGCAGGAGATATAGCGGAGTTAAACTTCGAGACCTTGCAGAACCTTAAATTACGTAATGGTTCACCCCACGCTGATCAAGTTGAGAACTACTTGCAGAAGAAAGTGTTCGAGAGGCTAAGGATTAAATATGGCTGATATAACAAGAGAGATCAGAGCTATCCTTGAAGGCCATCTGTCTACTATAGTAGATGTCCCTCAGATAGCTTACGAGAGCGTCTCATTCGCTCCCACGACAGGTACATCGTACTTGCAGGTAGTTTACCTACCAGTTACCCGAAGACCTGCTGTTAGGGGCTTAAACCCACAACAAAGATATGACAGTCTTCTTAGTATTAACTGTTACGCACCAGAAGGCTCTGGACCATCCGCAGCTGACACCCTGGCTAAGAACGTCATGGAGGCGTTTGAGGCTACTACTTCAATCTCACAAAACAACATAACAGTTCGTATTGACTACGCTGAAAGACAACAGGGTATTCTGAATAGCCCTTGGTACTTTGTCCCCGTTAATATTGCTTGTTACGCATACAACTAATTCCTAGGAGAATATAATATGGCCTTTGCACAGGGTTCACGTTCCAGTCTGTCTTACATTGTCGAAAGCACTTTCGGCACTACACCAGTTGGCAACTTCCAAAACATACCTTTCACATCCCACTCCCTCAACATGACTAAAGAGCGTGTTGCTGGTACTGACATTCAAGCTGACCGTATGTCTCGCGTAGATCGTCACGGCAACCGTCAAGTAGCTGGCGATATCACAGCTGATCTTCGTGATGGTGACTTCGACACATTCATTGAATCTGCTATGTTGTCCACTTGGGCTACTGACGTTATCAAGGTTGGTACTACACCTAAGTACTTCTCCATTGAAGACTATGCAGCTGACATCGACCAAGCTCGTTTGTTCACAGGCTGTTCAGTAAATACTCTGTCTGTCGCACTTGCACCTAACGCAATGGTAACAGGTACGTTTGGTATGGTTGGCAAAGATATGACCATCACAGCTACAGAGAAGACACAGGACGCACCAACATCTGCAAGCCCATTCGATGCTTACTCTGGTGACTTGGAGATCGGTGGAGCTACCTCAGCTATCGTTACAGCAATGGACTTCACACTAACCAATGGCTTTGCCCCTACATTTGTGGTTGGTGACGACAGCACTCCTTCCCTTGAGGTTGGTGACGCTGTAGTAGAAGGTACTCTCTCAGCTTACTTTGAGGATGCCTCCCTGATTAACCGTTTCATCAACGAGACAGAGACTTCACTTAAAGTCACCGTTGGCGACAATGCTGGTACACCTAACACTATGGAGTTCTTTTTCCCACGGTGCAAGATCAACAGTGCTGACGTAGGCGTAGATGGCCCTACAAGTCGAGTTATCTCTCTATCATTTGTCGCACTGAGAGATGATACAGAAGCAACAAACTTGCGTATTACACGCTCGTAAGAGATCCTGTAGCTACAGGCGGGGAGTGTCGGTGTCGGGTCTGACGCTCCCCATTTTCCCACCCGACATAAAAGGAAACCCGATATGGACCTTAAAGACCTGACCCCGAAATCAGATGTCGTTGAAGTGGCTATTTGCCACCCAGGTACAGGCGAAGCTCTGTTGAACGACGATAAAACACCAATGACTATTACTATGTATGCCCCTCACTCCAAAGAGTATAAGAAGGTCATGCACGAACAGACTAATAAACGTATCAAGTCTGCAAATACCACTGGTAAGTTAGATATCACATCAGAAGAGTTAGACGACAACACCCTCGACGTTATGTCTAAGGCCACTAAAGAGTGGAACCTAACTTTTGGCGGAGAAAAGCCTAAATTGACAGAAGCTAAAGCTAAGGAACTTTATCAAGAGGTGTTCTGGATCAGATCTCAACTAGATGAAGCTATCGCAGGCTCCTTAGCTTTTATGATGGGCTAGTCAAAAGCCTTGTGGAGTATGCGGAACATGAGTTTTCGCTGAACAAGTCTGATGATGGTAATATCTCAAGAAGACAACACCTAGAGCAAGTAGAGAAGCAGACTGGACGTAAGCCCAAAGAGTTAGACGGACCTAAGTTCCCCTACCTTATGTCATACGTGTGGTCTGCTTTTATCTACATCAGTGGGTCTAGGTCTATGGGATTTAATGGCCCAAGTGCTATCACCTACCAAGAAATACAGTCCTGGGTTGAACTTACTCAAACCCCACTAGACGCAAGAGAAGTTGAGGCAGTTAAGTACCTCGACACAATATTTATGAGGTCCATGAATGGCTAATGTAGCAGAGTTTAATATTGACTTTACGGACCTCAAGGTTCTTAACGACTACTTGAATAAGACAACCGATAAAGTAGAGTTAATGGCGTCCTCTGCCAAAAAGGACTTCAACAGACTCAAGATGGCTATTGACCCTGTCGCCAGGGCGCAGAAGATGTTCAAGGACCAAGTACTGGTAGCGCAGAAGGCTCTTGCAACTAACTCTATATCTAATAAACAGTACGCTGAAACATTTAAGATGATCCAAGCTAACGCTGCTAAGGCTGGTGTTCAACTTAACCAGTTTGGTCAGGTAGCATCAGTTAATACTCGTAGCATGAAGAAGTTTGGTGCTGTCGGTATGCAGCAAGTCGGTTATCAGGTACAGGATTTCGCGGTCCAGGTACAGGGTGGAACTAGCGCAATGGTAGCTCTTGGTCAACAAGGTTCCCAACTCTTGGGTATCTTCGGGCCAGCTGGTGCTATTGCTGGTATGATCTTGGCTATTGGTACTGGTCTTGTCGGGGCATTTAACGCTGCACGTAGTTCTTCTGCAAGCGCCATCAGTAAGTTTGAGAGCTTTACTGGTGCCATGAAGGCAATGAAGGAGGAGATAGAAGACCTTACCCTCAAGAACTATATGTTCAATGTTGGCATAGAGAATACATCCTTGGCCTTAAAGAAGCTGGCCCTAGGGGCTATAGAAGCCAACATGGCGGCTTACGAAGCTATGAGTACGTTTGAAAAGATGTTTAGTAACCTAAAGAACCGTATCAAGTACGCTTTGAGCGGTGAGTTAGAGGATCAAGCTGAGACACTTAGAACGGAAGCTGATAAGCTACAAGCACTGCTAGATGAATTTAAGAAGAATGAAGCTGCAACCGAAGCCGCCAAGGAATTGGAACGGTTAGAAGAGGCTAGGGGTGAACTATTACAGAGTTACCTTGATGAGTATGATGGTCTCTTAAAGTTACAGGGACTCAAGGACCGCGCACTGTTCGTGGCAAAGCAACAAGTAGCATTAGATAAAGAATTAAACAAGCTAAAGAGACAAGAGGGTCTTAGTGACCAGGATGTTAGCTTGATGTATCAAGTTATAGTAGCTAGACAACAAGAAGCATTGGCTATCTATGACATTACTCAAGCGGAAAAATTGTTAGAGGATCAGAAGAAGCAAAACGATATTAATGCGAGGAATAGAGAAATTGCTCGTAGGAAAGCACACAAGCAAGCCCTCGAAGACTACGCAGATGTCCTGGCTGCAAGTAAGAGCATAGGAAGCTCAATGGAGAGCGCCATGATGTCTATGGTAGACGGTACTAAGACAGTATCAGCTGCCTTTAAGTCTATGGCTTCTGAGATCATCAAAGATCTATACCGTATTTATGTCGTGAAGAAGATCACAGGCATGATCACAGGCGCTATTGATGGCTACTTTGCACCTAACGTAGCTGCTACAGCTGCTGTACCTGGTGTGGCTAACGGTGGGCCTGTACAGTATGGTAATAGCTACTTAGTAGGTGAACGTGGGCCAGAGATCTTTACCCCAGGAATGGGCGGTGGTCAAATCACATCTAATAGTAAGTCAGGTATTGGTAGTGGAGTTACTATCGTACAGAACATAAACGTATCGACAGGCGTACAACAGACTGTACGTGCTGAAATCCGACAAATGATGCCACAGATCGCAAACAGTGCTAAGGCTGCTGTAGTAGACGCTAAACGGCGTGGTGGTAGCTATGGGAAGGCATTTGCATAATGGCTATATCTTATCCACTCACTATGCCAACTAACATTGGTATCGCTGAGATCGAACTACGAACTAGGAATACGGTAGCAATATCTCAAAGTCCGTTCACATACAAGCAACAGACACATTCCTACGATGGTCAAATGTGGGAAGCGGATATTACTCTTCCTCCTATGAACAGGGATGATGCTGAATCTTGGGTGTCGTTTCTCATGGCTCTAAAGGGTCGTGCTGGTACATTCCTACTCTACGATCCATCTGCTAAGACTGCCAGGGGTACAGCTACTTCCGCTGTAGTCTCTGGTTCAGCTGGTGATAGTACTA